CAGACCATTACTCTTCCAGACGCTACCACTTTAACAGTCGGTAGAAGGTTTGCTTTTGATAACGGGCTAAGTGGTAATATTACAGTTCAAGACGTTGGCGCTAACACTCTATTTACAGTCTTGCCTGGTCAGAATATCGTCGCGAGACTTTATAATAACGGATCTGCAAATGGATCTTGGTACATTGAGCAAAACGCAATCAACTTAGCTAATAATCTTCAGGCTCTTGGTACATTGCCTGTGGGATCTGGTGGTACTGGATCAACGTCTTTTGCGGCTGACTCGATTCCTTATTCTAACGGGACAATTCTTACAGAAAATAATACGGGATTTAATTATAATCTAACAAACGAGAGGCTGACAATTAATGCTGATGGTGCATCGGCTGCGGCTCCTCCAACAAATACAAGGCTGCATCTAATCGGTAATAATGGAAGTCCAAGTAGATTGGTCTCTGATGTTTACAACGGCTCAAACGTGCAAGGTCCTTACTTTCTAGGAAGACGAGCCAGGGGAACGGCGGCCTCTCCTGCGGCTGTGCAAAACGGTGACGTTTTATCAGCTTTTGCAGGAACGGGCTATGGGACAACAGCGTTTGATGCTGCTAATGGTTCAGCGATTGTTTCACTAAAGGCTCAGGGAACATGGACAGACACTTCAGCGCCTTCTTATATTCAATTATTTACAACTCCTTCAGCGTCTACAACGGCGGTCCAAAGGCTTAAGGTTGATTCTACTGGTTCTATTGTGGTGGGGAATAATTCTTCTGCTCTAGCAACAACAGCTACAGACGGGTTTTTATATATCTCATCGAGTGCCGGTGTTCCTACTGGTGTTCCTACTGCTCAAACTGGCTCACTTCCTATTCATATTGATTCATCAAACTCAGAGCTTTACTTCTATTCAGGAGCTTGGCTTAAGGCTATTTCTGGGACAGCGACAGTTCCCGAAGGAGGAACGGGGGCAACCTCATTCACTGATCGTGGAGTTTTGATTGGTCGAGGGACTGCTGCGATTGAGGCGACTGCTGCTGGATCTGCTGGACAGGTATTAAGGTCTGGTGGGGCTGGAGCTAATCCTGACTGGTCTACTGCTACTTATCCAGGGACAGCTGGGACAGCAGGAACAATTTTAAGATCAGACGGTACTAATATTGTTAATTCAACACCGACTTTTCCAAACACCGCAACGGCAAATAAAGTTCTTGTTGGAGATGGCACGAACATCGTTCTATCAACTCCTACATTTTCTCAAACTGCAACCAGTGGTACTTACATGCGTGGAGATGGTACGAATTGGATTACATCAACTTTAGTTTTGCCAAACTCTGCAACCGCTGGAGGCGTTGCTTTTGCAACAGCATCTAACACTATTGGCGAAGATGCTACGAATTTCTTTTGGGATGATTCTAATGATCGACTCTACATCAGAGCTAACTCAAGTTATGATCCGAATAATTCGGCTATTCAATCAAATTTAACAGGAGCTACTTCTGGTGGATTAGGTTTAAACGCTTGGACTGGAACAAATGTTAATTCTAGGGGAATAGTTCAGTTTAATAGGTCAAGAGGTACGTCAAACGGGTCTTACACTATTGTTGCGAGTGGGGACAGTTTAGGAGCTTTGGTTTTTCGTGGATCAAACGGATCTTCTTTTGATACTGCTGCGGTCATGGCTGTGGCTTCAGCGGGAACCCCAGGAGCATCAAATGATATGCCAGGTAGATTTGAATTTTACACATCACCAGATGGATCATCTGGTCCTTTAGAAAGACTGAGAATAGATGCTGATGGTGGTATTTTTCTTTACAACATAATCAACGACACGCCTGGAAATAACGTACAGTATAATACTACATCAAAAGAAATCTCTTACACAGTTTCATCTCGAAGAATTAAGGAAAATATCGTTCCTGTTGAGCAGAAATTCGATACATCAAAAATATTCCAGCTTGAGGTTGTCAGTTATAAAGAGAAAACAGAATCAGCAAAAGAACTCATCGGTTTGATTGCGGAGCAGACTGCTGAAGTTGCACCAGAGCTTACGATTTACGGATTCTGGAATGGTAACAAAGTTGCTGAACTACCTGAAAACTTAGTTAAAAAAGCGATGGCAAAACAAGTAATCACGAAAGCGGAGCTTGGAAATATCGAATACGCTCCACTCAACGTCAACGATCGAAGTATTCAATACGCAATGCTCAAGGAGATGCAAAAACTCAAAGCTCGTGTTGACGAATTAGAAGCAAGGCTTGGTGGAAAATGACGCTCTCGGGTCTTATGGAATGGGCTTTTTTAGGAATGTTAGCTGGTGGGGTAAGTATTCTTTGGCAAATGAAAAACTCAATGCAAGAGATGAATGTTAAATTAGCAGTTATCTTAGAGAGAATTGATGGACACGAAAAACGGCTTACTCGGCTTGAGGAGAAACCCTAACTGGTCTGTAGTCTATGAAGAGGCTATCAGAGAAGACGGGTCTTTGTTCTTTCCCGAAAGACTTAATCATGAATTTCTTGACGAAGCTCGCCGCAAGATGGGCACCTATCTCTTTGCTAATCAATACCTTAACCAAATATTCCCCGCAGATGATCAAAGATTTAAAAAGGATTGGCTTAAATATTATCGTACTTTGCCCGATGTTCCTGTTCACCATTTCGCTTTTATTGATCCAGCAATCTCCACCGAGGATGGAAGAGATTATACAGGAATTGTCGTTGTCGCTGTTGATAATGATTCTAATTGGTATGTGCGTCTCGCTCAAAGAAGACGACTAACTCCAACAGAGATCGTTAATCTATGCTTTGATTTAACCAAAGAGTTTAGCCTTCAGAGATTAGGCGTTGAGACGGTCGCTTATCAAAAGGCTTTGCTTTACATGTTGTGGGAAGAGTCTCAAAGAAGAAAAATCATTCTACCGATTCATGACCACAATCCAGGGACAGAGAAGACCAAAGAAATGAGAATTCTTGGTCTAGTTCCTCGCTTTGAGTTTGGAAAGGTTCACTTACTTCCAGGCATGACAGATCTAGAAAGGGAATTGTTGCAGTTTCCCAAAGCGAAAAATGATGACATTATAGACGCATTGTCTAGTCTAGAGCATATTATTACTTACCCATCTAAACCAAAGGAGACCCATGAGCAAATCAGCCCATACTCAGGAGAGTACGAAAGTCGAGCAATCCAGCGCTACATTCAGCGATCAAGAACTGAAGAATCATAGATCAGTTACTGAAGAAAAAGAGCGCCTTTTGACAGCGGTTCACCTAGCTAAAGGACGAGGACTAACAGCTTTAGAGGCTTCTAAGGAAGTCATTCAAGCGTTTACTCACGATCCTACGGCTGAGAGTTTTCTACTTCATGGTGTTCGCATCTTTGAAACTGGCAAAAGAGAAGAGATTGAAGACAGAGAATCTCGCACAATGGACGAAGTTAACCACGGTAGACGTTGAAAGTTTACAGAAATATGGTTGAATTAATTGTTATCATTGGACTTATTTTGCTTATGATTTGCCAACAGATTTACTTTCTTTGGCAGATCCAAAAGCTCGTTGATAAGTTCATGAGTGGATCTTACCAGGGTTATGTTGCTGCTCAGAAGGAACTGAGAACAGAGCAAAAGATCGTGGTAGCTCCACCTAATAATGTAATTGATGACTTAGCTATTTTAAATGGGATGGTAGGACGCTAGCCCGATAGGAGAAAATGGATTTTCTCAAAAAAGCCTTTAAAGCGATGACGGGGAATGAAAACCCCGTTAAATCCGTTGAAGACCAGAGTAAAGAAGAAAAAGACCTCATAGCGTTTATTGATAATCGCTTACAAGAGGCTAGGAATTCTTCTTCTCGCGTTGCTCAAGAAGGCAACTGGATGACTAACTATGCTTATCTTTTGGGATATGCTGGTGTTGCTTGGAATAATCAGTACAAGCAATTTCAAACTGTTGGTTATTCCCAGAACTACTTAGCCAGAAACAGAATCACTTGTAATAAGATTCTTCCAGCCGTTCAAAGGCGTCAGGCAAGGATTGGTAAATCTAACCCACGGTATGAAGTAAAACCAGACTCATCTGCTCAAGATGACAGAGATCAGGCACGGTTAGAAAAGAATGTTCTAGATCATTATTACGAAAAAGAAAAAATTGTTGGCAAAAGAAACTCAATGCTACCAGGGCTTCAAGTGTGTGGTTCTTACTACATGGAAGTTACTTGGGACACCGAAAAGGGCGAGTTTTTAGAGGCTGAGACAAAAGATATTGGCGAAAACGGCGAAGAAAAGATTGTTAAAGATTATGAATATGAGGGAGATGTTTGCGTTAACATCACTTCACCATTTGAAATCTTCCCGGATCCTTTAGCTAAAACTTTAGAAGAATGTCAGTGGTACATTCACGCTAAAGTAAGAAAACTAGATTATTTTAAAACTCGTTACCCAGAGCGCGGTCATTTAGTTAAAGAAGAAAATACAGACATTACGTCTTTGCAGTATGAAATGCGTATCCAGTCTTTGGTAGGTCAGGGGCCTTCACAGACTGGGATCATGAACACTCAAAGAAATACAGCGGTGGAGAAAGTATACTATGAGAAACGATCTCGTAAGCATCCTAATGGCCGTATGGTTATTATTGCTAATGGTGTGCTTCTTGTCGATACTGAGCTTCCATGTGGAGTTTTCCCTCACGTAAGGTTTGATGACGTTCAAATCACAGATCGTTATTACCCAGAGGCGATTGTCACTCACTTAAGACCGATCCAAGATCAGTACAACAGAACGATTCAAAAACGTGCTGACTGGACTAATAAGATGCTTGCTGGAAAATACATGGCTCCGAAGGGGTCACAGTTCCAACAAGAGGCAATTACAGATTCATCGGGCGAAGTTATTTATTACACGCCTGTGCCTAACGCCCCACCTATCCAACAACTTCAGGTGCCTTCTATTCCTCAGTATGCGTATGAAGAGGAAGATCGTTTAAATGCGATGTTCTATGACATCTCAGGAGAGTCAGATATTTCGCGTGGGATTTT